AAGACGACACTAAAAGAGTAAACTCCATTGTAGATGGTATACATAAATTAAAACAATAGATATGAGTAATCCAAAAAGAACAAGAAAAGAAATTAGAGAAGCGATAAAAAAAATAAAAATAAAAAGAGAATTAAAACAATAAGATATGAAAGAGTATTATTCAATAATAAAAATAGATGAATCATTAGATGAACAAATAGAAATACCAAAAAAGGTATTAGAAAGCGAGGTATATAAAGTTGCTATTGATATTTTACACGAGGGGGAATATTGGCTACATACTCACAGGAAGAAAACATTAGATGACAGTATGGAACTGATAGAACAATACGCTAACCAAAAAGTTATTGAGGAGTTGGATAAGTTACAAAACAACTATGAAATGCAACTGCAAAAAGTAACTAAAGAACACCCAGTAGAAGTTGAGCAAGATACCTATTGGAGAGGAGTTAAAATAGGGCTTGAAACTTGCATCAATGTAATTAACGAACTAAGACAAAAAGATTATGAAAGATTTAAAGAAAGCAGACTTTGCTGAAACTGCAATAGAGTTTGGGAAGTATGTACAACAACAATGGGTGGTGGTAAGAAGTTTCCAGTTGCTATGGCAGAGAAGAGAGCTATGAGTCGTGTTGTCCTTAAAATTGCAGGGTTTTATGAGCAAGGTGCTTTTGGTCAAGATGAGATGGTAGATTAGTGAACGATGATTGGTTAGATGAGGTTCTTGATGGTAAGCCATCTGAGATAACATTATTTCAAATGGCTACCATTGAAACCAGATTACATAGGTCTGCAATACCCTTAGAAGAACAGTCGTATATTATAAATAATTTAGCAAACTTTACAGAACAAGAAGCTGATGAGATTATTTTAGATATATTACAAAATCAAGTACCATCAGACCCTAAAGACCAATATAAATTAATGGCTAGAAACGGAATGTTTGATGACAAAGAAGTATAAATTTTCACATATTAGGGAAGCTCATAATGAGTTTGAAGCATTTTTAAGAATAAAAGGAATGTCTACAAGACAATTTTCTTTTTTACTTGATGTAAGTGAGGTAACTGCCAGAAGATATATACTTGATACAACATTGCTTAGATACTATCACATGAATATTATTGCTAAACACTTTAATATGAGTGTAAAAGATGTAATAGATATAATAGAATACGATTTAAAATAATAAATATGAACGAAGAAAACAAAACAAAATTAAAATTTAGTCATTACTTTCATGAAGTAATAATTAAAGAATTAGTAAAGAAATTTAATGTTGCCGAAGATGAAATATTTTTAGGATCAAGAAGGAAAAACTTTATACAAGCTAAACGTATGTATATTTTTGTTCTTAAAACAATATTTGATTTAACACTACATGAGATTGGAGATATAACAAATCTGCATCATGCATCTGTACTGTATCACTACAGACAAGTAGAATTTTACCAAAAAATCTATGTGCTTGACTCAGAACTATATAAGAAAATTTTAAGTAGAATAGAAAGTGTAACATTAGATGAAAAGATTGATGCTCTGGAAAAACAAAACAGAGTAAACAATTTAGAATTAACCAAATTATATAACCTAAAAAAACGTAGAAATGACAAAAGAGAAAAATTATTTGCCTAGTAGTATTAAAGAAATTAAAACTAAATATGGCTCTATGCTTGTAGCTAACTTTAAAATGGATGAGCTCAAAGCAATAGAAAACAAAGGTTGGTGTTCACTTGTAATATGCGAGAGAAAAGAAGCATCTGAGAAGGGTGCTACTCACTATGCATATGAGAATACATATGAGCCACCTAAACAAGAAACAGTAGACAATACTGATACTAAAGATGACTTACCATTTTAAATAATATAGAGAGGGAAGGTTGGCAATTTTGCCTTAAATGATATTAAATGTTTTTTGCCTTCTCTCTCTTTTTTAAACTAATGACAAAAATTATATACATAGAAGATTTACAATGTTTATATTGTAATGATATTGTAGAAGCAAATGGAGAAGTATTTTGTTGTGATAGCTGTTATCATGAATGGCATGAAGAAAATAAAGATTATAAATGGGATAAAGAAAAACAAATTTATGTTATAAAATGAAACAGAAACCAACATACTATGCTATTATATCTGCTGAGGTTAGATATGATAAAAATTTATCAGCTAATGCGAAACTGCTGTATGGTGAGATAACTTGTCTAACTAATGAGAATGGCTTTTGCTTTGCAACAAACAGATATTTTGCTGATCTATATGACAAGAGTAAAGTAACTATTTCTAAGTGGATAAGCGAATTAGTGTCAAGTGGTTATCTATCAACCAGTTACACATATAAAGAGGGTAGTAAAGAAATTGATAAGAGGTATATAAGTATTCTTAAAGGGGGTATTAAAGAAAACTTAAAGGGGGGTATTAAAGAAAACTTTAAGGATAATAATACAAGTATTAATAATACAAGTATAATAAAAGAAAAAATAATAAAAAGAAAAAATTTTGTTGTACCTAAAGTTATTGAAATAAAAGATTATTGTCGTTTAAGGGATAATGGAATTAATGCAGAACAGTTTTATGATTTTTACCAGAGCAAAGGTTGGATGGTAGGTAAGACAAAGATGAAAGATTGGAAAGCTGCAATAAGAAATTGGGAAAGAAACAGAAAGAAAACTGATAAGGGTATGAGTAAGATTCATTCTCATCTGCAGAAAAACATGAATGTTAAACAAAAACTAAAACAAAAATATGAAACTAATTAAAACAATGAATAGAGGTGAATTGGTTATAGGATCAATTGACATATTAAGTAAAACCTACATAGAGTTAGGACAGCATAACGTAGAAGAAGAAACATTAGAAGTATTGGCTGAAAGTTTAGCTGATGATTTGCTAAGAGTATACAAAAACTTTTATTTTGATGATGCTAAAAATGCTTTTAGTTTAGGTGTTAGAGGACAACACAATGGCGATTTTATACATCTTAATGTACCAACATACATGAAGTGGTTAAGAAAGCATAAGGAGTTAATATGGGATGCTAGGTCAAAAGTAGATCAAGGAGCTGACCCTAGCAAAGTATTACATTACAGACCAGAACCAAAACAATTAACAAATAATTCTTAATAACTATATTTTGTAAAAAATTAAGTTTAAAAAAAAATATTATGTTTGTAAAAACAAAAAGACAATGACAGAAAAAAGTAAATATTATTATGAGTGGGATAGAAACTCAACATCAACAACAGTAAACCCTAAAATGAAAATGAGTAAGGAAGAATTAGGTATAGAAGAAAAACATATAACAAGGACTGGTGGTTTGTTTCCAACAGGTGTTAGATCAATGGATGCAAAGTCTGACAACAGAGTACCAGATTACTACAAAGGTAAGAATGGTTATGAAGCTCGTATGGTATGTGATAATTTTGACTTACCATATCACCTTGCTACTGCAACAACTTACATCTTACGAAGCTATCACAAACATGATACTCCAGTAGATTGTCTACAGAAAGCCATAGCTCATTTACAATTTGAGTTAGAAAAAATTAATCGTAATGCAAAAGCCAATCTTTAGAGTATTTGTAAAATACAATATTAGAAACAAAGGTACTGCAGGTAAAGGCAAGAATGGTGTTATAGATACATTTGCATTAACAGACAATATAAAAACGATAGAGAAAGATGAAGAGATACAAAATCGCATCTGCTATCTTAACAAAAAGAAATTAGATAAAGTAGTAATAACAATAACAGATGTTGAGGTAGAAGATCAGTATGGGTTTACAACAGATAGATTTTAATTATGCCTAAAATAAGAAAAATAAGAACATCAGATAGAAAGGATAACAGAGGTGGTGGTTATTCTAAAAGAAAGTTTACCTTTCAAGAAGCAGAGGGGATAAGGGGGGAGTACCATAGGGGGGGTATATCAGTTTCAGCACTTGCTCGTAAATACGAAGTATCTCAACCCCTCATGTACCAACTAATCAAAGGTACAACCTACAATGAATAAAGAAGCAACAGTACAGTCTGCATTTTGTACTTATATACAACTTCAATACCCTACTCTTAGATACTGTGCCAGTTTAGGTGGTATAAGAACCTCTATGAAACAGGCGATACTTGCTAAAAAGACTGGCTATGTCAAGGGTTTCCCTGATATGCAGATACTAAAGACTAACTCACATTATGCAGGACTTTTTATAGAAGTCAAAGCAGATAAGAAATGCTATCCATCTAAACATCAGAAGGATTGGATAGAAGATTTAAACAACGAAGGGTACTATGCTGTTGTTTGCAAAGGTCTTGATGACTGCATTGAAACTTTAGAATGGTACATGAAACTGCTGTGAAACTGCTGTGAAACTGCTAGGTATTTTGCATAGGGCATTTTGATCATGTTTTTCCTAAATCACTTATTATCATACACTTATATTTTCTGACATATTGTCTTATTAACATTTTTATAAACATTATGTTGATTATTAAATATTTTTTTATATATTTGTCAAAAAAAACAATTAAAAACAATTAAATATGAAAGATTACATAGAAAAATATATACTACCATACGACACTGATAAAAATCAATTATCTTATGAAAGAGGAGAATTAGAATATAATATAGATTATGTTAAAGAACACATGGAATATAATGAATTATATAAAAACAATTAATATGTACAACTACGAACAACATTTTATAGACATGGTAAGCAATTGTTGTGGCGATACTATGGAAGAAGTAAACGAGTTTTGTTATGCTTGTGGCAATAGATCAAAGAACGAAATAATAAATAATGGTACTTATTGTATCGTGTGTAAAGAAGAGAACGAAGTTACAGAAGAAATAGTTTGTGACTCATGCGAAGAAATTTGTAAACCAATAGAAGAATACGAATACGATCAATTAAGAAGAGATGAACTTAAAGAAATGCAGCGTGATTGCCGAGCTTAAACAACAAAAAGAACTAGATAAATTGTATAAACAAAATACAATAGAATTGAATGACTATTTTGCATATAGTGGTAAACAAGAAGTAAAAAATAAATTTACTACAATTTACGAAGATTATAATTTTAGTAAAAATATTTCTGTAAACAACAATATGTCAAAATATGTGCTGAAGGATTATAAAAAAAAGGTTGAGTGGAAGAACAAAGATCAGGTTAATTCTTGAGCCACTTTTCCTTTTATAAGTAAAATTAAAAATAAATAAAATTATGGATATTATATTAACAGTAGGACTAGCAATTGCAACTTATGGATTTGGTTTTTTTAGTGGTGTGATCAACACAACAGAAACTAAAGAAATTCAAGAAAATAACAAGCCAATAAACGAAGATAGAAAACAAGCTTTTGAGTTTGCTTTTAAAAACTTTATAAATAAATAATAACTAACTAAAAACAATTATGAATAACTTTAAAAAAGATGATTTGTTAATGATTATTAACGAATATCAAAACTATACTAATCAATTTATAAATATATCAGATGAAGATATTGACAACTTATATTTTCAGATAGCAAAAAATGATAATTACAAAGATGATTTATTGCAACAACAAAATATGTCAAATCATATCTTTGATTTATATAGCAATGCTTTGTTAAATAAAATAAAAGAATAATTATGAGTGGCAAATTACCAGTAACTAATTACTCAGATACTACCCTTACATTCTTATGTATACTAGCTATTCTCTTTGGGGGGTGCTAGGGGGGTATAGGGGGTACAAGGGGGGTACAAGGGGTATCTCTTATAAATAACTAACTAAAAACAATAATAAAATGAATACAATAACAACAGATCAAGCAAAGAAAATAATTTACGATACTAAATCTCAAATATTTAACGTAGAGTTTATAAAAAAAGATGGTACACATAGACTAATGAATGCAAGACTAGAAGTCAAGAAAGGTGTTAAGGGTGTAGGGCTTAACTTTGATCCTGCACAACATAATCTTATAACTGTATACGATATGCGAAAACAAGCCCATAGAATGATTAACTGCAACAACTTAGTGTCTTTATCAGCTAATAAGCAAAAGTACCTTATAAGCGATTAAAAAGCTATACAGAGCAATATTAAAGAGTATATTAATTTATACTCTTTTTTTTTACAAAATTTTAAAAAATATTTTTGTAACTGTTACGAAACTGTTACGAAACTGCCGAAACTGTTGCGAAACTGTTGGAACTGCCCAAGATCAAGAGATTTTTAGTGCTTTTCTCCTAGTGTCAAATCTAGTAAGTTGTTAAATATCAATATATTAACTGACAAATCGACATTAAAATAAATTAAAATTAATTAACATTTTTTATTGTCAATTGTTTAAAAAGTGTAATTTTACCAAAGTATTAATTTAAAAAACTAAAAATGAATATAATAAAAACTAATCCAAAATCTATATTATTAGAATTGACTAAAAGACAATTAAATATTATCTCGGCTAATTTAGAATTACAAATTTATGATTTAGAAGATGCTAATAATGATTTAGATAAAAAAGCAATAAAAAACGACTGTATAGATATGTTATCAGAATTACAAAAAATAGGTATATGGGGACAATTGCCAACAATAAAAAATAAATAAAATTATGTATATAATAGAAACATTTACAAACAATAAAAACAGGGTTGAATTTTGGGTAGTAGAAAAATTTGACAAACCTAATCAATACGGCGATATTGAATTATTAAGAGCTAAAGTTTATACATTAGAAGAAGCAAAAGAATTTATTAATAATAAAAAGCAATAATATGAAATTAAATATTTTAGAAAAACAGAAACCAATAAACAGAAATAAAAAAAACACTTTAAAAAATATAATAAATAACACTTTTATTTTTATAATATTTTTTATCGGATCAATTGCTCTTCTAATGTTGGGGGGCTTATTAGATAAAATATAAATATTAATTTAAACTATAAACAAATGATAAATCTAACAATTAACCAGATATTGACACAAAACAGTAAATTAAAAAAGACTAGCAAATTAAATAATAAAAGAGTCTTTAATTTTGGTATAATAGCAAATAAATCTTTAGAGGGCAAAAGTACTTGTCCATTCGCCAAAGGATGTTTGGGTGCTGATTATAAATGTTATGCACAAAAGGGTGCATATGCATGGCCAAAAGTAAAAGAAGCATACAATAACAGATATTTGTTAACTAAACAGGATAATTTTATTAACTTAATGAATGAAGCGATACAAAAAAAGAAAGTTGATATATTAAGACTTCATGACTCAGGCGATTTTTATTCTATTGCTTATTTAAATAAGTGGATAGAGATAGCAAACGCAAATAAAGAAGTTATTTTTTATGCATATACTAAGAGCATCCCATTTTTTAAACGTACTAAAGAAAACAACAACAATTGGTTATTACCTAATAATTTAGTTATTATATTTAGTGAAGGATCTAAAAAAGATAATTTAATAAACACTACTAAAGACAGACACTCACGCATCTTTAAAGACATTAACAGTTTATTAAGTGCTGGATATATTAACGCTTCAGATAATGATCTTAACGCTATTACAGATAATAAAAAGGTTGGTTTACTACTACATTAATAAATAACAATTAAACTATATAACAATATGAAAACTTTAACTAAAAACAATATTAAAAAATATATTAAAGACAATTATAATATATTAAAGCATGATCCAGAATGCTTACTATTTGCAAGTAGACAAACAGCAAAACATTATAAAACTAATGCACAAGAAGTATTTTTTTTTATGATAGAAGATAAAAAAATATCTAATATTTATACACATAATTACGGCTTTAACACTAAAAAAGGTAGAGCAATTAAAAGTTATTTTAAATATCAATACAATAAAAGACTAGGAGATTATTTACCATTTTAAACACTAAACAATTAAACAATTAAACAAATGAATAAAAAACAATTAGAAGAAATAAATAATAAGTTTAAACATTTATTAGATATTATAAAAGATAATCAAAAAGAAATTTTTAAACTAAAATATAAATTAAAATTATATTCTATTAATCAAAACAATTTAGAATTAAATAAACATTTAGATATGAATAAACAAACATTAACAAATGAATTACAGTTATATATGCAAAAAAACGATATTGAAATTTTGTTTTGATCTTAATTAACAACTAAACAATAATAATTTAAAGGTGCTTTTATTAGTACCTTTTTTTTATATCTATACTTTACTATTAATTTGATATAAAAGTCTTTTAAATAGCTTTTAAATAGTGTTTAAACGTTTGTTTATATACGTTACTTTGTTTAATTAGTGTTAATCTTTGTTAATTGTAATGGGTGTTTAATTAACTTTTTTCTTTTTAGACATACAT